ATACATAGCAAATCATTTAGAGTATGCTAATGACTATAGCTTTATAGGTACTGCAACAGGTGGTATGAAAAAGCTTGATGAAATGATAGGTGGTTTTAATAACCCTGACTATGAGGGTATAGGTGGAGACAAGTCAAAGCTCTTTGGTGGTGATCCTTTTAAAACAAACTTAGATCGTGGTGCAAGGCAGCTTACAGGTGCTATGATGGTCATGGGTGCTACTGCTTATGCAGCAGAAAAAGAAGGTATGATTGACTTTGATAGACTAGTTTCAGATGATAGTGGTGAGACTGATCTTAGTCGTATGGCTGGGCCTTTTGCTATTAATCTCTTAACAGGTGATCTAATATATAGGTACATGGCTGGACTACCTTTAAATTCTAAAGCTTCTCTTGATACAGTTAGAGAAATATTAGGCGGTGTACCTGATTTAAGTAAAGGTGCTTTTACTTTTGAATTTGAATTAGTAAAAAATATTAGTGACTCTTATAAACAAGGAGAGATGTCTGAAGGTTTAGAAAAACAACTAGGTAATATAGTTGCTACCTTTAGCTACCCACAAACATTTGCAAAAGATGTTTATGGTCAGTTTGAATTTAAAGCAGCAGGTAGTCCTTACACAAGAGACTTAATGTTAGAAGGTGAAGAAGGTGGTGTGTCAAACTATGGAGAAAGAAACTACTTAGAAGATATAATAGGAAGTAACGTATTTAAAAACCAAGCTTCAAGATTTTTAATAGACTTACCTATCTTTAGTTATACACCTTCTTATTCAAGGGGAGAGAAAAAAGGATTTGATTTTAAAAGGTGGACACCCTTTAATGAAAATCCTGTAGGTTCTTGGAACCCAATAACTAAATCTTTTGGTGCAGTACAAGAACCACCAAGCTCCACTATACAAAAAGAAATGACATTGTTAGGTCTTAAAGGCTGGAAGACTTATAGAAGAAATAAAAAAGATGTAAACCCAATGGTTGCCTATCTTGCAGAGTATACAATGTCTCAAACCATGTCACCTAAATGGGATGTATGGAAAAGGAGTTTTGATCTAAGCACAACAATGCCTATTTATCCACCGGGTACTACGTATGATAGCCTCGGTGATAATTACGAAAATAAAAGATTACTCTTAGAAGGTTTTATTGAAAGTCAAATTGCAATCAATGTTGATGCTGCAAGATCAAGACTTGATAAAGTTTCATCAGACCCAAAGACACGTAATAAATATGCTGGGTATATTAGAAATATATATGCTTTAAAGAAACATGAATTTCAGGCAGATGGTAAAGACTTAGATCAAGTGCTTAGAGCTTTCCCTGAAAAATTCAAAGGTTTTGATAATGCTAAAGACTATATAGAAAACTCTGGTAGTGTTGCAGAAGAACTAAATAGGCGTCAACAAATCCTAGACTATGTAACTAAGTATGTTCTTGATAGTGATCTTGGCCTCAAGAAAGAAGCCAAGAAATTTTAATAGTCCTCTAACATAAAGTCTGCCCACTCATATGCTGTACGTCTTACCTCAGACATATTTAAAGCCCCTCTACTATTAGCTAGTATACCAGCAAGTGCTTGACCTGCTAGATACCTGCGTGTAGTAAGGGGCTTTAATGTTTTAGAGTTAGTCTTTTTTGCCTTGTATTTTTTTGCCTCGTTCTCTAGTTCTTTGCTCATAATCTTTTACTTTTTTTAGATTAGAGAAGTATGCAGTATTAAACCCATACTCCCAACTCCTATTGTTGTTACTGTTTACTGCGTAAGGATTACCCAGCTTACCAACCCTAAAGGATTTTTGTCCTTCATCATAGGGATTCATTGTCACTCTCCTCTGGCGGTTCACTCTCATACTCTTGAATTAACCTGTCTAAATACCAACGTGCTTTCTTTAAGTCTTGTAGCCCATTCTTATAGGGCCATCTCCAAAGATACTTAAAAGCATTTTGCCAACAGTATGCTTCATGTGCTGATACATTTAACACACCATCTGCCATAGCTCTCATAGCATCAATACACTCAAGACCTGATTGATTGTAGTGTTCAGGGCGGTCAACAGGATCAAAGGGGTCTGTTATTTTAGGTAATGTCCACTTAGTCATAGTATTACTAACTCCGCATTAGTGTAAGGAATGTGAAAGAACTTCTCACCTTTCCTAATATATTTTCCCTTAGCTTCTGCTAGGCTTTCTTCAGTAAGACAAGTGTCTTTTATTCTCCATGCTTGCTTCATGTCCTTTCTAAACACATAAAAATTTAACACTCCATTTTGTTCTGCATACATTTTAACAAGACGTTTCTTTCGTTCTGGTATTCTAATCTCAGCCCAATGTGAGGGCCAATCATTAGTCCAAGCTACCTTTACTTCTGCTTCGTTGTAGTAAGTAATACCATCTTTTTCTGAGACTACATCAGCATTGTAGTCTTCTTTGTCACTTAAGATAGTGTGACCATTATTACTAAGAAACTTTATTAGTTTTTCCTTTGCTGCGTTGTCATAAGTTTCATACAGTTTCTTACTGAAAGGTCGTTTAATCATGCCAGTTCCTTACTTAGTTACAGGATAACAATATCATTGCGTATAGTAAAAGTCAATACTTATGTTCCTTTATCTACATTAAAAGGAAATGGGAAACATTGACTAACTGCTTCTGCACTTTCGTTTGGTCTTGAATTGTAGAGCCTTAGCATATCTACCTCTCTCCATTGTTGACAAGACTCTTCACTTATAAAGGCTGTGTTTGGTGAAAATACTATAAAAGTTTTTTCACTTGTTGTTGGTTCTATCATCATCATTACTACTGTATAAACCCATACCATTTTGTGATATCCTTTCTAGGTTATATCTACCATTTCACATACATCACCAGTACATGCCATAGTCTGCATACCACTAGTGTTATCTGTCTGCTCGTAAGTAGATAGTTTAGTCCAATCAATTTTAATAGGTGACTTATCTACCATGTCATAAAAATTTTCTTTTGTGCATTCTTGATATGGTGCTTGCTGATAAGTGTGTTCATTAAAAGGTAAGAAAGATACACCAGACATTTCATCAAAGTGTTTAAATACAAAAGCTCCTACCTCTAACCATTCATCTGCCTTTACATTAATAGTTACACTAGGTTTATGCTCACACCAATGACGTTGATACACTAGCCACATTTCTAGTTGTTGTATTGCTGTCATATCAGCCGTGTGTACTGCACCAAGAGGTGATTGCATAGGAAAGCTAAACACTGTAGTAGCATCAGGCTTCATTACATCAGGCTCACTAGGAATACCTTGATCAATCATAAACTGTGTTAGTGGGTCTTTATTATCTCCACGCACAGTACGGATATAATAGGGACTGTGACGAGCATGAATCCCAGAAGATGAGTCAACCAGTTGGGAAACTGTTCCACTTGGCTTGTTGCAAGTAATAGCAGTGCTATGAGGGATACCAAGACGGTCAGCCCACTCAGCATTAGTAGAAATAGCCACATTTTTTAGATGCTCCAATGTTTCAGACAACCCTTTGTTTTCTAGGGTCATTAGTTTATTGTCCATTACCCCTGTGAGTGACACACCAAGCAGACGTTCTGCTTCTGTATTGGTGTTCCACACCTTACGCAAGTATGGGAAGTGTGTGTATGTAGATTGTATTGTTCCAAGTACAGTTGCAAGACGGACTTTTCTTGCAAGGTCTTCCAGACTATCGTTAGCACGGATGACAACTTCCGTAAGATTACAGAACTGATTTGGCCTAAGAATGATTTCCGAACATGGGTTTGTTCCGAACTCGTAGCAAGTCTCCCGTCTTCCATTTTTGGATGCTTGCTTAACCGAAGCCTCTCTATTAAATATACCACGTTCACCACTCCCACTTTCCATAAGGGCTGTCCACTCACGCATGAATGCCATACTATCAGGCTTCTCTGTGTAAGATACAGAGTTGTTAGCTAAGGCTCTATGCCCTGCATTCTCCCACCAGTTGCCTGACTTAGCATGACGCATACGATCATCAGATAAATTAGATAGGCTAATCATAGCACTACGTCTTACACCACCTACTACAACTACCTCACCAATCTTACACATAAGATCGTGACACTCTAGGCTAGATAACTTACGTCCCTCTGCTTGTCGGAATGTAGTAACAGCAAAGTTAAACAAATCAATTAATGGTGCTGGGCCTGATGCTCTACCACCAAATGTCTTTAGTCTTGCACCTGCTGGCCTGACTTTAGACACATCCCACTTAGGGATTTCACCAGCCCATAGGAGTGCCAATACTTGTCTAAGACCTTTAGCCCAGCCTTCCTTGCTATCCTTGATGACGACAGTCGTTTCAGACTCGAAAAGACTAGGAACATCAGGGAGTTTAGTAATGAACTGTCTCTCAACACTGAAACCAACCCCCGTCCCACAAAGGAGGATGAACATAGCCTCATCGAAAGACTTAGGATCATCTACGGGTAGGTAGCTACAGTTATACATACAGGTGTTGTCTCTGTCTGCAGCCTTACCTGCTGTCATCATTGACCTCATACTAGGCATGACCTCAAGGCTAAGTATGGCATCCCTCATTTCATCTAGGTCAACAGGCTTAAGCCACTTCTTAGCTATGTTTTGCAGGTATCGTTCTACTGTTTCTCCCCATGTTTCTCTACGTCCTTCATCATCTAGCCATCTGGCATAACGACTAGTAGCAATAAAAGTTTGATAGTCTGTTGGTAAATAATTACTGTTCATCGGTTGTCTCCACTCCCCTTAAGAGTTCCTCTGGCTTCTCTACCATTTAACTTCATCATATTCTGTAGCATAACATGTGTAAGATTAGCATTATAATAGTTAGCTAGTGCAGTGGTATAGAACAACACATCACCTAACTCACCTATGATAGCTTCAGGTGTTACTTTTAGTTTGTCCCTGATACGTTTCTTAATTTTACCTGCTACTTCTCCTGCCTCTTCACACAGACCAAGTACATTTTCATTGAGTCGATCTTGAGGATCAGTAATGATCTTGTCTTCTACCCACTTACTGTAGTCATCAAAGTTTTGCATGTCTTCTTTACTTATCATATTTATTTACCTCGCATTCAAGTATGTTGATATCATCTATATCATACATAGCATTTAGTGTTAGCTCTTTTAAAATTTCAGAGTGGTTGTCGATGCCTACCTCTAAGAAGTTTGCATTCTCGTCTACTTTTATTTTAAGTGCAAGCTCATACTCCATAGTGAAAGCCCCTAGTTATACTCATAGTACTTACGTTGTCAAGCATCAACATTTATTTCAATCGGCTCAAGAAATTTTTGAAAGTGCTTGACCCATTCATACGCATCATCAAAGTTATCAAAGTAATACTCACCATGTTCTATCTTCCCATCTATTTCTATTTTACAAAGGTTGCAATAAAGAAGTTCACCACCTTCATCTACACCCATTGGACCTTCTATAACCCCCCATACTTTTACTTTCTTAACAGGATAGTCTGAATTAATTGTCATCTTTCTTTGATCCTTTTAACAGTTCTAAATAGTGATCTAGCTCTGATACAACTAACCAAGGTTGCCTGTCTGACCTATAGAAAACTACTGGTGGTCCTTTGTCATGGTTAGTTGCCTGATCCATCCAAGTGTACACAGTTTTTAAGCCTGTTTTTCTACGTTTAACTTCAATAGATATTGGTATAGACTTCTGTGCTAAAGGTGATAGCTGTATATCAGCACCAGTATCACCCATAAC